ACTGTTTTAGTTGCTTTTTCGTCAGGTTCAAGTTCGTTTTTATAAGCAGTGAATAGGCGACCGTCCTGATCTTCAATCATGAACCAGTCGCCATTATCCCATTCCGTTACGACTTTGACGCGAGCGCCAGTCTTTGCGTGCTTGTAAAGCATAAGGACCAGAAGAATATTCTGGTCCTAGTTTAGCCTAATTAGCTAACAGTGCGCCCAAGAATATAGCCATCGATGTCTTCATAGCCAGGGGCTTCATCGGGCTGTAAATAGCACACTTCAACCACAAAATAACCTTTCTTGCCAGCGTCGACATCGCCACTGGAAATGTACCAACCACCAGAAGTAGAAGTCGCAGTTTGCGATCCACGTGCCAGTACACTGTAGGTTGCAGCGGTAGTGATCTTCTTGTACACGTTGCTTACGGTCACACCATCAGCACCGGTAGCGGTGAGGAAGGGCTGAGTGCTGTAAGCAGCGGTACCAGCGGCGAAGAAGATTTCGCCGGCTTGTCCACCAGAGGTGGTAGAAGTTAAGTTGGCTTGCGCCACGGCTTCACCCACGGTACCTGTGGAAGTCAAGCCGGTAGCAAAGGTGATCACGTTGCCGGTAGCAGCGTAAACACCAGAAGCCACACGACCATCACCCCAACCTGAAGCCACAGAAATAGTGGCACGATACACGTAAACAGGCAGAGTAGAGTCGCCTGAAATCACCATGCCAGTGATGTCAGGACGAGTGTCATCCTGCCGGTAGGGAGAAGGGACGATCACGCTGCCAGAGGCGGTAGCACCTGCGCCTGAAGCAGTGCTAACAGCCACATAACCACGGTTTTGAAAGTAACGATAGCCAGGGATGGCCAGCACCGAAGTAGGGCCACCCTTGGATGCGTTACTAACACCGTCATCGTTGGTGTCAATGTTTTTATACCAACCGTTAAGCGGTTCCGCCCAGTTACCTGGGAAGATTTTCTTAGAAGACAAATAAGACATTTATTTCTCCAAGTGTGTTTGTTTATTGTTTAATTAACTTCCGGATCACGAATCAGCAATAAAGCTGAAGGCATTGGTCACGAAATCTTTGTTAAGGATTTCAAAGCCAGCATAAAGCTGCCAGATCAAGATGATAAAGCGGCTAAAGTCATCATTATTATTGATGAGCACTTGAGCGTTAGGTCCACCAATGCCAACGCCAATGGCTTGAGGGCCAAAGAAGTAACCCTGAGCCACTTCGCGGTTGGAGAAATTGCCAGCGGCGCCGGTGTAAGAAGAACTAACGTTTTTGGTCGGGAAGTTGGTTGATTCGAAGAACTTCACGCCTTCGAACTGCACACCAGTCGGCATGACGGGTTCACCAGCCAGGAAATAAGCCTGACCAGCCTGGGGACCCATGTAGAAGCTGGCGTTGTTGGGCATCATGGGGTTGCCCATGTACATGCCCTGACCGGGATTGCCACTGTAACGAGCGATCTCACGGAAGTCAGCGTCACGACGCAAGTGCATCATGAATGTAGGGTCGCACACGCAACGGAACAGACCATCAGCGAAGGTCGGAACGTTACGCTTACGCAGCTGCTTAACCAGGGTTAACAGGTCAGTGCTTACTGAAAACTGCTGATCTTTGGCGGTAACCTCAGCAGCGGTATATGTAATCTGACCAGAGGCATTCTTTACCTTGCTGCCAGGGAAGAAATAACCGCCTTGGGTATCAGAAGCAGCACCGAGGGCTTCAGATTTGGCAAGTTCGTCGATGAAGACGCGGTCACGCCACCGGCGATAATCGTCAAGCAGAGTCAGCGAACCAATGCTCTGGTGGAACATATTCAGGTTGCCGGTATCCAACAGCAGGCGCTGGGCGGTAACCAGGGTTTCACGAGCAATTTTAAAGGTGCTGGGTTGGGTCGGGTCGCCCGGGTCAGCGGGGCCAGTGTATTCCTTCAGTACAACAAGCACCTTCTCTTTGGTGATGTTGCGGCTGTTGGCAGTACCGATGGTTTGGTCAGCAATACGCTCACGGCTGTCCTTGGTACCAGGGGTACCCCAGAACTTATAGCGGTCGAGCTGCACAGTTTGACCGGGCTGGCGGGTAAAGTCATGAACCACTACGGGCTCAACCGCCATTTCCGCAATGTAAGCAGGGTGGGGACGATAAAGTTCCGCACCTAGAATCTTTGGAAAATCGTTATCAATGAACACTTTGTTTTATCCTCCAGTGTCGCAGGAAATGTGTTTATCGGGTGAGAGATTCAGACATATTTATGTCTTATCTAACACAAATTTTAGCAGTCAGTAATTTAATGAATTACTTAATTAAATTACCGACGTACTAATCACTCCATTACAAACAGTTTGCTTGCAACGGCTTGTGGTTGAGCCTGATTTAAAAGACGCCAAGCATTCTGGGGGTCACGAGACATTTGCTCGTTGAAACCGCCCCAGAAATCACCCTGTGTTTGAGGAGCAGCGGCAGTCGGGGGAGCAGGCATTTGACCCAATTGGGCCATGACATTATTCACGGGAGCGGTGGGATAACCGCGAGTCTCCAATTGTGCTTCGTTTTCGTAAACGGGATAAGGACCTTCAGGGCCAAAAAACTTCAGCGTGTAGTCGCTAAGCACATCGGGGTTAGTAAGAATTTCGTTATAAGCCAGGTTTTCCTGGTGCTCATTAACAGAGAAATTCGCGTAATCAGTGATTACATTAGCGGCTTGGTTTCCCCACGCGACGGCGCTGTCCACCAGTCCTTCCAGTTGGAGGGCGTAGTTGTTTAGCAGTGCCGGTGCCTCGATCCCGAACGCGTCCATCACCTGACGGCTGTCCTGGCTCATCCCCACCAGATCCGCGACTTGCTCCAAGGAGAGAGTCGAAGAGGTTTGGGAATAATTGGGCGAGTATTCCTGGTTGGGCGACCATGTCAGGGGAACCGATTGAAATGTACCCTGGCTGCTGGGTAGCCCGTAATTCGCCGGGGTAAACGCTGTTGGCGCTGGTGATTGTTGACCCGGGAACGGGGATTGAACTGGAGCGCTCAGTAGGTTCACTACCTTGTTGAACGCCGATTCCCATGGGCTGCTGGCCGGAGTTTCCGACTGGAATTGGGGGGCGTACTGAGTAGGGCTTGATTGGTAGCTGGGGGCTGCCTGAGGTACCGCTTGGGGGTAGCTCATACCCACTTGATACGGAGCCGGCGCTTGTGTTGCCTGTGGGGCTGCCGCCACGTAATTGCTCGGGGCGACTGCCACTGGTGCTTGGCTCGTCTGTGGGATCGATTGGACGGTAGCGTCCTGCATAACTCATCTCCTTTTGTAATGCTTCTAAAGTGCGATACAGATATGGGGTCAAATCCAATCGCGGATCCGCAGCCATCGGTAAATCCGGTGATTGCGGGTGGGGCGTCTGCATCATTCCCCCCACCAGGCGAGCGAATGTAGAGTATGCACCCTGTAATTCGTTCACCATCCTGAACGGGAACCCCGATAGCATCGCGGCCCGCTCCTCATCCGTTTTTGACGGAAAGAGGTATTTCAGTGCTTCAATGCTATCAACACCTAATTCTTGCAGATTTCTGACAACAATGGAGTTATTTAAAATATCTTGTGTAGTATCCTCGTAAACAGGACCCAGCCAACGCCATTCAACAGTGATATCCCCATCAGGAATGAGTCCCATGACTCCCGGTGGAACTTGTTGGGTCTTGAGACAAGCTATCATTAATCCTTTAACTTGCTCATTGAAAAGCTTCATGGCTTCGTCGTAGGCAGTAATATCTTCCTGAGGCGCATTCTCTGGAAGATCCAGGGGCTTTTCTAAACCTGCGGCGGCGGCAAGTGTTTCGCGGAACAGACGTTCCTCTTGATAAACAATAAGCTCTAGACAGCGACAAATGCCGTAGGTATAAACAGCAGTTGATTTTTTCTTTGCAGTAGCTGAAACGCGACCAAATAACGATTTGTATTCAGTTGCTGTAACACCTGCAGAAATTGAAAGCTCATCAACACCGCCCAAAGCGGTACGAATTTCTTCTCGATAAACACGAGCAAAAGAATTTTGATCGCCCGTAATTGCATCTGGAACAATATAGCCAACTCGGTCGTTTGGTTCCAGGTTTGCAATAACACGTGGCACCCGTAACTGGCCGTCAACACCTCGATAAACTGGGTCCGTCTTAAATCGAGACTGGCTTAAAGGGCTGGTGCCAGCAAAACCGGAGTTTGCCGCAATAGAGGGACGTTGAACAGTAACGTCTCCGCCGGACTCCATTAAATCCGTTTTAGGACGGGACGAGAGTAATGTCGGGTTGCCAAAGAACTGAATGTTTTTACGCATGGTACGAACTAATTCGTCATGCGTACAGATGTGGTTGGCTAAAGCATCAAATTCGCCGCAGCCTTCAGTTGAAAAACCTTTGACATTGTTAAAGATTTCAACACAAGGAATAAAACCAAGTGTATTTTTAAACGTCTTGGTTTTTCCAGGCGTCACCTGGTACACCGTATCAAAAGACAATTCACCTTCTGAATGTGTTTCTTCAATTGTTTTACGCTTAATCGAAAGGCGTATGTAACGCTTTGCCCCACCCTGACCAAGGGTTGCAGGCCCGGTTAAATTTATTGAATCAATCTCTTGTTGATATCCAAATCCATTGCGGACTTTATAGCTATAGATGATGACAACCTCATCTAGTTCACCATCAATGTTGTAGAAGCTGCGGTATTCGTGTTTACGGAAATAATAAAGACGATAGTTGTTTTGGGTGGGACGAATGTAAAAGAGGCCCTGGCCATCACAAAGGAAATAATCCCAGATGGAATCTAAGCGAATATCTATAGAGTTATATTTGACTACGCGACTAATAAAGTCTTTACGCTGATTGCCGAAGTTATCCTGACCAGGGAAAAACTCAACGCCCTGGCGGATGCCGAACATCCTCATCTGGGCAAGGTGGGCAGCCACAACGCCCGTGTCGATCATTGCTCCGCCATCTTTCTCAAGATAAGAGTCAATAATTTCTTTAAGCCTTGCCTTAGCGTCTCCGGCTGCCATTAACTATTTTCCCTATTATCTCTATTGATCTTAGCAGCCTTCGCCCGCTTCTTTTTGTGAAGCCAGGTAGCGAAGAATGAAATCTCGGCAGGCGAATACAGCTCAGGATGTTTTAAGGCTTTCTTAACAAGTTTTTTGGTTTTCATTTTTTGTTTTTATAGCGTTTGGCCGCACGTGCAGCCCTACCTGCTTTTTTAGCAGATTCTGTATTAGAAATAAACTGTTTTCCTTGTTTGCTACCAGTCCTTTTCTTTTGATCTGTTTCTTCTCGTTCTTTTTTTGACAGAGATGCCCAAGCGCTTTCTGGTAAGTAACGCTTTGTGTATCCCTTTTGTATTGCCTTATCGACTGCCATTAGCTTTTGCTGTCTTTATATTTCTGGGCAGCCGCCTTTGCTTTGCCGCGTTTTTCATACTCGTCTTTGGTCATCCACTTTTCTTTGCCCCACTTCTCTAAATCTTTTTGCTTCTTACCTTTACCACCCTTATATCCACCGCCCGCTTTTTCATATTGCTGAGCTACAAGTTGAGCCTTGCGTGCAGACCATTGCCCGGGCTTACCGCCCTTGGAACCAGCCATTACACGATCTTTAATACTTTCGCGTAATCCTGGCTTTGTATATTTGCTGTCGTCTTGTGCCATTAGTAAACCGTTTTTTGAAATCCTTCGGGTGTAAGTCTCGGATCTATTGGAGCAGAACGCATACGCTTAATTCCTTCGTACTCGGCTTTGTTTGCATCCAGGGGTGTTTGTGAGCCTGGGAGAAGAATTGGTTTTCCGTACATGGGGTGTCCCGGAGGATAGGTAAGATCTACTACACCCTCCATGCCCTTGGGATAACGAGGAAAAGCGGCAGCCAAAGAGTCTGTTTGAAGGCCACCAGGGGCCTGTGCTTTACGTAAATAATCTTGGATATTGAACTCGGGAGGAGGCGGACTGCCTTGTTGCATCAGCTTTGCCTTCTGCTCTGGAGTCAAAGGAACATTAGGAGCACCACCATAGGGACGCTGAGGTTCACCTTGCGGAGCAGCTTGACCAAGTTGAGGACCATCAAAGAATTGTGCATTAGCAATTCCGCCTATATTTCCAACAGCGCCAGGGAGATTGCTGGACCCAAAAGCCATGGGTAACTGAGGGCCAGTGCCAGGCATAATACCGCGTTTCATCAGCTCTTCGTTGAGCTGTTGATTTTGTTGTGTACCGCCTTCATATAGACGACGAAGTTGTTCGCCCGAACGACCTCCTAAAGCACCAGCAGAACGCCGTATGTCAAAACTTGGGGCTCCGGCAAGTAAATTGCCAGGAGCGCCGGGAACATTAGACTCGCCACCGTAAAACATGTCTTTATCTCTTTTGTTGTATTCTAATCCTCTATAACCACATAACCAGCGGAATCATTAACCTTGCTAAGAATGATTCCATTACCCTTTACATCCCACTCAAGAACATCTCCCTCTTGCCAACCCAGCTCTTCCACTATTTCATCTGGGATCGTGATGAACTGCTCACCATTTTCATCTTCTTCAACTTCTACAATGTAACTCATTTTGCCAAAAGCTTTTCCATAAGCTTATCAAGCTTATCGTGAATCTGTCTAAAATT